AACGATAGTAATGAACTAAACACAATATACAGACCCGATAAACGAAATTCACTTCGTTCTAATATTATAATCAAAAAGGGAGAACCATCTTACGATAATTTAAACAAAGCATTTAATTCTATTGGATACAAACTAATAAAGGAAGAAATTCTAGGTTCTGTATTAAAATATGAAGAAGGTGGATTTCTTGCAAAACATTGCGATTTATCTGATACCTGGCCTAATAGAATTTTTTGTGTAATTATACAATTAAATGATGAAAGTGAATATGGTGGATGTGATATGGTTTATTATATGAAAGATGGTGAGTTTGTTATGAATAAACGATTGGGAAATACTTTGATAATAAAACCAGATATACACCATGAGGTTAAGTTACTCACAAAAGGTGTCAGACATTCTATGATATTTTGGTTAGATTCGGATGAGGTTAAAAAACTTTCGTTAAATTTAATATGATAATTTTACTAATAGCAGAGATTAGGTCTGGTAGTACAAACCTTGCTAAATGGTTGAAAGAATCTTTACCTGATTTTCAATTACTAAATGAACCGTACAATCCAAATTCTAGTCATTTCATAGGGGAACATTTTGAAATAGATAAAAATAAAAATTATATTATAAGTGAAAAGTTTTTTAACAATGAGCAATTATTGAATAAACTAATTCAAATTTCAGATATTACAATTTGTTTATATAGAGAAGATGTTGTATCACAAACTGAATCGTATATTATAGCAGATGCTACTAATAACTGGTACGATGTATATGTTGATGATGTTATATCCAAAAATATAGATTTAGAATTTAGTGATAAGAAAAAATCATTTATAAAATTAAAAGAAGATTTTCAATCATTTATTTTTAATTCTAAATTAAAATCATTTACATATGAGGGACTGTATTATGGTACGCAAATATTAGAATTAAAAAACTATTTAAATATAGATTCTAATATAGTATTTCCTTACGGTAAAAAATATCGTCAATTTAATATTAAAAAATCAATAGTATGATTGATTTAAAAAACTATGTTTGTTCTTTACCATTTACCAATATGGAATTACATCATAGGGAAAATTATATGTGTTGTGCGTCTTGGTTATTAAAACCATTACCATCAAACGTACCATTATCAAATCTTTGGAATAGTAGCGAGGCAAATGATATTCGTAAATCTATTTGGGATGGTTCTTACAAATATTGTGATAAAACACAATGTCCATTCTTATCAAATCTTATAAATTTCGGAATAACCGATGGTGGTCCTATTTTTCAAAAACACATAGTACCTCCGTATATTTTAGATAATTACAATTTGGAAACAGGTGAAATGAAAACTGGTCCTAATATTATACAAATGTCTTTTGATAGAACTTGTAATCTTAAATGCCCATCTTGTAGAGTTGGTTTATATGTTGCAGATAGAAAAAAAATAAAAGAGGTTAATTTAACAATAGAAGAAATTGAAAAAACATTTGCAAAAGATTTGGTTTGGATTTATATTACAGGAAGTGGAGACCCGTTTGTATCGGTTGGATTCAGAAACTTTTTAAGAAACTTTGATGCAAAAAAATATCCAAAATTAACAAACATTCATTTACATACAAACGCCACTATGTGGGATAAAGATATGTGGGAAAGTATGAAACCTGTCCACAGATATGTTAAAACTTGTGAAATCAGTATAGATGCTGCTACAAAAGAAACATATGAAACTAAAACTAGAATTGGAGGTGATTGGGATTTGTTAATTAATAATTTAAATTACATCAACACAATTAAAAATTTAAATAATATAAAAACATCATTTGTAGTTCAATCAAATAACTACAAAGAAATGCAACCATTTTTACATTTGATGAAAAATATTTTTGGAAAAAAGGCAAAAGTATTTTTTGGTAAAGTAAATAATTGGGGAACATTTACAAATGATGAATTTAATAAAATAAAAGTGTGGGATACAGAACATCCTGAATATAATGAGTTTATAACGGAATTTAATAAAGTTTGTTTAGATGGGCAAGTGTTTCACAATATGCATGAATTTATTAATATTAAAAAAAATTTAGTATGAGTACTGTTTGGGTGTTTGGTGATTCATTTACAGACGAATTTAAAACTGTAAGTGAAACGGAAAAAAGTTGGAGAACAAATTATACAAATTGGAAAGGATATATTCCAAAAGTGTATGGAGATGTTTTGGCAGAACATTATAATATGAATGTTGTAAATAAAGGACATGGTGGATGTGATAATTATACAATTTTACAAAATGTATGTAACGCATCATCATTTATAAAAGATGGAGATATTGTAGTTGTTCAATGGACGGAAGTTTCAAGGTTTAGACTTTCACAACAAAATCAATTTAAACCATTGGTTGTTGATAGTTTAAAATATGATATTATAGATTTTATTTCACACAATACAGTTGCCGAAATATTAACAAATAGAATGGATTCTGTGTATTTAACCGAAATTAATAGTTGGATTAATTTTATTAACAACGCATTTAAAACAAATCATGTTATCCATTGGACACCATTTGAACAAGATATTAATGCGTATTTTTGGGGAGGAGATGAAATAGAATTAATAATAGAAGAAACAAAAGAAGAATTAGAGTGCCGTCATTTTAGTGAATATGGACAATTGCAGATTGCTAATAAGGTTATAAACTTAATAAAAGAAAAATCTAATTTAGTTTAAATTTGTTAATTTAAAAAACTTTTTGTATATTTGTATATGATTATAGTTCCACAAACACCCATAACAGAATCTAGCTTTCAAAAATGGAAATGTCATAGATTAGAAGTAGAGGACGGATTGGATTCGTACCACTACTATGTAATTCCTTTGGTAGATATTGATGAAGAAGAAATGCCAGATATTGAAAGGATACCCGCATTATTTAGTTCAGAATCAGATGCGTTTTTAGATGATACTGGTAATCCACTATACACATTGAGATTATTCGATGATGATTTGCCTGAATTGGAATTTGAAGAAGAAGTAGAAATACTTTATAAAATTTTAACAAAAAAAGAAATTTATTTAAAATAACTTGGAAAAGTTAAAAATATTTCGTATATTTGATTTATCTTTTTTACTATACTTAAACTTTAAAACACAATGAAAGAAAAAACAGAACAAGAATTGGAATCAAATTACAACAAATTTATCGAAATCCTTAAAAAATACTTTACAGGAGAGAGATTAGAAAAGTTGTTATTTATGTATTCACCAGATGAGTTAGGATTAAATCTAACAGTATCACCTGCATCAGGTAACAGAAATTATCACTTAGCATATGATGGTGGTTATATTGACCACATTTTTAATGTTTGCAAAAATGCTCTAAAAGTAAAAGAACTATTTGTAGCATCTGGTGGTAAAGTTGATTTTACTGATGAAGAATTGATATTTGCAGCATTACATCATGATTTAGGAAAATTGGGAATCAAAGGTGAGTTACATTATGTGGCTAATGATTCCGATTGGCATGTTAAAAATAGAGGAGAATATTATAAACGTAATGAAAACATTGCATTTATGTCTATTACAGATAGAACTTTTTTTACTCTTAATCATTATGGTATTACTTACAATGAAAAAGAATATTTTGGTATTAAACTAACAGATGGTTTGTTTGATGAGGATAATGAAAAGTATTATAAAGTATATGATACATCTAAATACCTACGTTATAATATTCAATATATTTTACATTGGGCAGATTATATGAGTACAATTGTAGAAAGACAATCTTTATTAGGATAAAATATATGACACTTTTACAGAAAGTATGACATTTTGTCATACTTTTTTGTTTTGGTGTAGAAATTGAAATATTATAGTTAAACTTTAAAATTAAAAAACAATTATTATTATGAGCTTATTTAAAAACACTACTGGCTACAAAGCAAATTTAGATGATTTATTTTTAGATTGGGATAATTTATTTAGTCATTCTAAAAATGAGGTATTTTATGATTACGCTACAAAAGAATTAGAAGATGGTAAAATTCAAGTAGATGTAAATGTTTTAGGACATGACCCTAAAAATATTTCATTAGAAGTTACAGAAGAAAGGATTGAACTCAAATCAAGCAAACCTGTAGATTCTTCATCTTTAGTTAAAGAAATTGATTTTAGCTTCAAATTAAGTAAAGATTACGACGGTACAAAATCGGAAGCTAAGTTCAATAATGGGTTACTTTCTATCATCATTAGTAAAAAAGATGAGGGTAAAGCAAAAAAATTATCTATTAATATTAGGTAATTTAAGTTATTTTTTGTATATTTAAAAGGTAGGAGCATTGTGTTCCTACCTTTTTTTATAAATAAATATTTATTACTATGAGTATGATGTACAAAAATCAAATCCAAAACCTATTAGTTGTATTGGATGGAAAATTGAGAGTTTTAGAAGGAGCAGCATCAGGTGCTATGAAACTTTCACCACAAGATGTTATTCAATTGGTTCATGATATTAGAAAAGTTTCCGATAGAATGAATGAACTAATCGCAATTGAAAGAGATTAATGAATTGGCTTAAATATTTAGTAGGTATATCTGCAATATTAATTGCAGGTTGTGCAGCTTATTTTTCTGTAACAGGGTTGGGTGTTCTTTTTGCGGGAGCATCTACCGAAGTTATGGTTATGGCAGGTTCTTTGGAATTTGCTAAATTAGTAACTGCTACTTATTTAAAACAAGTATGGGATGACATTAAGGGTTTCAATAAGGTATATTTAACTTTATCTGTTGGAATTCTTATGTTAATCACATCTGCTGGTATATTTGGTTATTTATCAAACGCTTTTCAAGCACAATCTTTACAAATTCAACAAGTAGATAGAGAAATTGCGGTTCATCAAACTAAAATTATCACAAATGAAGAGCAAATTGCACAATTTACTACACAAATAACTAATTTACAGCAAAATTCTGGTAAAATATTAGATGGTGGTAAGGTAAATAATCGTTTAATTCGTTCAATTGACAATAGAGATAAACAAATTAACAAAATTAACGATAAAATCTCTAAATTGCAAGAAGAAAATGCTTCTGAAACTGAAAAAATCAACCAAATTAAGATTTCTAATTTAAATTTAGAAAAAGAAGTGGGCGGATTTCGTTTTGTTGCCGAAGCATTTGGTGTAGAATTGAAAAATGTTGTAAAATTCTTCATTTTTATCATTGTTATAGTGTTTGACCCACTTGCAGTTGCTCTTATTATTGCATTTAATGGATTAGTTGGTGATAAAAAGAAAAAACGAGAGGAAATTTTAACCGAAATGATGGAAAATGACCAAAAATTAGGTTTGTATGATGATTTAGTGGAAAAAAATTACCAAATTTACGGAGATAGTGGAAAAAATTTGACAAAAGAAGAAAATTCCGAAGTTTTAGTGGAAAATGAACGAATTCCAATAGATTTAGATGGAGATGGTGTTATAGATGGGTATGATACAAATAATGATGGTATAATAGATGAGTGGTCACCAGAAGGACATGCCGAAAGAGCATCAGGAAATCGAAATTTATTACCATATTACGCAAGACCTGAGTTTGATTGGGAAGATAAATCAAAATGGATTAACGACCGTAATGCAATCAACTATTGGATGAAATATAAGAAAAATTCAGACAACGATTTAGTTAAAGTTTATTAAAAGCTTGTTTTTATAAAATAAATTTTGTATATTTGTTTTATGAATATAGGATATGCTTGCATCAATATGACATTAGGTGAACAAACACCTAAAATTACTACCAATCGTAGTATGGTCAAAAAAACCTTTACACAAAAAGGTATTTCTTATGCCTCTGAATTGGCATTACAAAACTCTCGTGATTTATTTGAAATTCTCAAATGGAATGTTAAGAATGGTATCAAACTATTCCGTATTTCATCTGATATGTTGCCGTGGGCATCCGAATACAACTTAGAGGATATGCCAGACTTCACAAAAATATCAAATATCTTAAAAGGTTGTGGTATTTATGCTAAAGAAAACGGTATTCGTTTAACATCCCATCCAGGCCCGTTCAATGTGTTAGTTTCTCCAAATCCAAAAGTAGTTGAGAATACTATTAGAGATTTGGAATTACATGGTAAATTATTCGATTTATTAGGATTAGAATTATCTCCATATAACAAAATAAATATCCATTGTAACGGTGTTTACGGAGATAAAATTGCTGCTATGGATAGATTCTGTGTAAATTTTGAGAAACTCTCTGACAGTGTAAAGAAACGATTGACAGTTGAGAATGATGATAAAGCATCTATGTATTCTGTTGCAGATTTAATGTATATTCATCATAAGATTGGAATTCCAATTGTATTTGATTATCATCATCATCAATTTTGTACCGGTGGTTTATCAGAAAGACAAGCATTATTACTTGCAGCATCTACATGGAGAAAGAGTGGTGTTACTCCCGTAGTTCATTATTCAGAATCCAAAGAAGGTGCTAAACCACAAGCACACTCAGATTATATTACTGCTTTACCAAATAAACACCGTATAAGTGTAGATATTATGGTAGAAGCAAAGGCAAAAGAATTAGCAATATTACCATTTTTATAAAACTTAAAAACAAACAAATGAAATTAATTACAGACAAAGATTCAAATGGATTACCATCAAAAGAATTTACAGAATTTTTAAAAACACCAACACCATACTCTTCATTCACTGCAATTGAAGCAAATGAATTGGAAGAAACACTAAAAGCAGGATTAATTAAATATCCAGGTTTAGGTATTTCTGCAACTCAATTGGGTATTAAGAAAAGAGCCTGTTATATTAAGTTTGGTGATGATGAAGATGGTATTGAATTATTTTTATTGAATCCAATTATTAAAGAACGTAGTAAAGATGGATTTATTTTTTATGAGGGTTGTTTATCTATTCCAAAAACAGTAACATCTCCTTTGAAAACAATTCGTTCTACCAAAGTTGTAGTTCAAACGGATAATTTAGGTGAATTAACATTTGAAATTAATCCAGAAGGAGATAAAGCAAATGAAAGAGTTTCAACTGAAACAATGATGACAGTTATTGTTCAACATGAAATTGACCATTTAGATGGTATTACTATTAAAGATAGAGTTTATTCAACTACTCGTACTGTTAAAAAGAATTATGGTAGAAATGATTTAATTGTAATGAAATCAACAGATGGTGAAATGGTTGAGGTTAAATTTAAAAACGCAAATAAGTATTTTTTACAAGGATACGAAGTAGTTTAATATGATAGGATTATATATAACAATTGGATTTTTATTTACATTATCCTCAATATTAGGATATGTTATTTTTATTAACTTAAAAAAGTTAGAAAGTTACGAAGACTTTATTGAAAAAGAAATCGATAGAAACGAAGCATTACTGGAGGCATTACGTCAAATAGACCAAAGACAAATGTTTGAGAAGGATGATGATGTAGGTTCAATATTTTACCAAATAAAAGAAACCATCGAAAGATTCAAACAATTTAATTAAAATGCCAAGAAAACCAAGAAACAAACAATATTTTACAAAAGATACAGAGGATGCTATAATTGAATATAATTCAACAGATGACCAACGTATTAAAGATAGAGTTTATAGAGATAGAATTAAACCTGCATTTGATAAATTAGCAGAAATAGTTTATAACAAATGGAAATTTTCATATTTTGATGATGACCCTCGTGATGTAATGAGTGAGGTTGTTACATTTATGATTGAAAAAATTCATATGTACAAAGCAGGTAAAGGAAAGGCGTTCTCTTATTTTACTATCGTTGCAAGAAATTATTTGATTCTAAATAATAATGCAAATTATAAAAGATATAAAGATACTGATATTATATCTGGTTTACCTGATAATTGGGATACTGAAAACAATTGGGAAGAAGAAACAATTAACGATGAATACCGTACATTTAATAAAAGAATGTTGGCATATTGGGATATTCATTTAGAAAATCATTTTCCAAAAAAACGTGATATGCAGATTGCAGATGCGGTTTTGGAATTATTTAGGAGAGCAGAATACATAGAAAATTTCAATAAAAAATCTTTATATCTACTTATTAGAGAGATGACTGGTCATCCCACTCATTATATAACCAAAGTTGTTAATAAAATGAAAGACAAACAAATGGAGTTATATAGTGAATTTGACAGAACAGGAGACTTAACTATGTAGATTATGATTAAATTAGGAATATCTGCTTTTTACCACGATTCAGCTGCTACAATAGTAATAGATGGAAAGGTAATAGCAGCAATAGAAGAAGAGAAGTTGTCAGGCATAAAGCATGACAACTCTTTTCCGTTTAAGGCAATTGCTTGGTGTTTAAGGTACGCAAATATAACAATTGATGAAGTTGATACCGTATGTTGGTATGAGAACCCAGAATTGAAATATGATAGGGTAAAACACACATTAGGTAAGAAATGGATTTCAAATTTTAAAGGTTGGTTTAAGTTTAAAAAAGAATTTAACGCAACGGAAGGTAATTTATCTAAATTTTTAGAGAAAAATATCGGTTTTAAAGGTAAATTATTCAAAGTTAAACATCATTTATCACATTTAGCACTTTCTTATTATACATCACCATATGATGATGCTATCGGTATTTCCATAGATGGAGTGGGTGAATGGGATACAATTTCCATAGCAAAGTGTGATATTGATGGTATTAGAGAGGTAAAATCGGTATATTTCCCAAATTCTTTGGGCTTAGTGTATTCAACTATAACTGCCTATTTAGGATTTAAACCTAATGAGGGAGAATATAAAGTAATGGGGTTAGCTCCATACGGAACTCCTAAAAACTATGAGCATGTTTTTGAAACATTTACAAAATTAGGTGGTGAAGATATTATTAGTATAGACCAAAAGTATTTTACTTGGCAATATTCTAATACTGATATGTTTAATATGAATTTGGTTGATTTAATAGGGTTTGAACCTAGAATGCCTGATTCAGAAATAGAATTACATCATATGGAGTTGGCATCTGCTCTTCAAAATTGGTATGAAAAATGTTTCTATTATATAATCAACCATGCATCGGAATATATTGAAAGTAAAAATTTAGTATTAGGTGGTGGTTGCGCATACAACGGAACTGCTAATGGCAAGATTAAACAAAACACATCTATAAAGGATGTGTGGATTCCGTATGCTCCATCGGATGCGGGTTCTGCTATTGGTGCATGTTTATATGTTTGGCACGATATTTCTGGTTATTCTAAAAAATTAAACGGAGATAATCAATCACCATATTTAGGACCTGAATTTAGTGATTCTGAAATAGAAGATGTATTGAGAGAAAATATAGATGATATTGTAATTCGTAAATTATCTGATTCAGAATTATTAAAACAAACTGCACAGATGATTAATAACGGTGCAATTGTTGGATGGTTTCAAGGTAGAACTGAATTTGGTGCAAGAGGATTAGGAAATCGTTCTATATTAGGTAATCCACATCTTTCTGATATTAGAGATAAAATAAACAAAGTTGTCAAAAAGAGAGAGATGTTTAGACCATTTGCTCCATCGGTAACTTACGAAGATTACACAAAATATTTTGAATCAGAAGGAGAAGTTCCTTATATGAATCAAGTTGTTAAAGTTACTGGATACAAAGATATTCCATCGGTAACACACGTTGACCGTTCGGCAAGAATTCATACGGTTAGAGAAGAGCAAAATCCATTATATTATAAACTATTAAAGGAATTTGAAAAAGTTAGTGGAACTCCTATTTTATTAAATACATCATTCAATCTAAAAGGACATACTACAACAAATGACCCAAAGAAAGCAATTTGGACATTTTTAAATTGTGATATGGATTATTTAATTATAAACAATTATTTAATTAGTAAATTATGATTTTATACGGTTACGGATGTAGTTGGACAGAGGGAGAAGGTTGTGATATAAAAATAGAAAATGAAATATCAGATAGAATTTTAAAAAAAGAATTTAGAAATAGTAATTCTTGGTTAAAATTTTTATCTGATAAATTACAATTAGAATATATTAACAATTCATTTTCCGGTAATGCAAATAATAAAATTTTTAATGATGTTATTCGTGATATTCAAAATGGCATTGTAAAAAAAGGAGATTTTGTTATAATAATGTGGAGTTCTTCTTTAAGAGATTATGTTCCATTTTTACCAAAAGGAGAATGGATTAGTTGGTCTGTAAAACATTTATTAGAATCACCTGATAAATTTATAAATTCCTACAAAAGTGATGATAAACTTTATAATAACTTTTTATCAAAATATAAAGATTTTTTTATTGCAAATATGTTTAATCAAAATTACTATAATATTGTAAATCAAAATTATATTATTTTTTTACAAAAGATGTTTGAAGAATATGGTATAAAATATTTAATGTGTGATTCATTTGAAACAACTATAATAGACGTAGAAAAATCCGATAATTTATTACATTTGATTAATAAAAAAAATTATTGGAAATTCATGGATATTACATTTAGAGATTTTTTAAATAATACAAATAGATTAGATATATGGGAGTATCAAGATGCTAATTACAATACCCGCGCAACACAACATCCCAATACCAACGGTTATAAACTAATAAGTGAAGAACTTTATAATTATATAATAGAAAACAACATAATTTAATATGGCATCAGAATTTCAGTTATTCGATGGTAAAAACTTATCATCATTATTTAAAGATATTTACGAAAATCAACAAACAAAGAAAAAGAATATTTCAGAAATGATTGAATCTTTGCGTAAGTTGATAAAAAATGTAGGAGAGGCAACTGTAATTGCACCTATTATTAGAGATTTAATTGATTCATCCATTAAGAATGATGACCATTTGATTAAGTTAGCAACAATTGCACAGAGATTAGCAGCTGCTGAAGCAAAAGGAATAGGTGAAGATGGTTGGTTAAGTGAGCATGAAAAGGCACAGTTATTAACAGAATTAGAAGATACTGTTAATGAAATAGATAAAAAGAATGATGAAAAGTTATTAGATATTCAAGTTGAAATAGAAGATATAAAAACTAAATTATAATGGAAACATTTTTAGCAACAGTAGATGTAGTTTATCCAACAAATACAAAATTTAAAAAATATGACAAATCTGGTAATGATATAAATGATACTGTTTCTGTTTATAATGATAATACCAAATTTAGTAATGATGATGCAAGTTTATATGGGGCAATAACTTATATATTTGAGGATAGTAATGAAAAAAATGATATTGCAAAGCCATTTGATAAAAATAATTTTACATTTCCAATTAAAGGTGAAACTGTTGTAATTTTAAAAATGTTTGGAAATCATAGTCAAACTTTTTGGTTGCCATATACAAATACTCCGTATCCAAACTATAGAAGAGATTATACAAATAATAAAAACACTAAAAAGGATAGTAGTAGTAAGAATGGTGATGGAAATGACCCTAAAAAAACAGCCGCAATGGGTGGTTTTACAAAAACTGATATTCCATCAAAAGATGATAAAAAATATGATGTAAATGAAAAAATAAAATTTATAAATCCGAAAGAAGGTGATACTATTTTAAGTGGTAGAGTTGGTAATACAATTCGTTTATCTGAATTCTTTTTATCTTCCGATGGTAAATCTCATCCGGGTATATTCATTAGAAATAAACAAAATCCTGAATTGGATAGTAAAAAAATAGGTGAATTAGTTGATGAAGACATCAATAAAGATGGAACATCTGTTTATATAGTATCCGGTAAAACAAAAGTTCCATTTAAAGAAACAGTAAAACAAAGTAAAACTGCATTTTCTGGTTACCCATCGGATTTTAGTGGAGACCAATTATTTGTAAATTCAGATAGAGTTATTCTTTCGGCAAAAGCAAAAGAATTTATTATTTTTGGAAAAGGTAGCACCGGTATTATAACAGATGGTACATTTTCAGTTGATGCAGCTAAACCAATTCATCTACATTCATCCGGTAATGTTACAATTGAATCAGCAGGTGGAAACCAAATATTTTTAAATTCAAATAATGGTAAAGTATTTTTAGGTAAAAATAGTGGTGAAGGACAGGCGGGTTCTGCCGTTCAACAAATGGTATTGGGTGGAGAATTGATTCAAATATTAACCGAATTAATATCTGCAATTTTAAATCAAACATATTGGACACCATCTGGTCCAACTGATTACGGAATGCCACCAGGACCTATAAATAATTCCGAATTTGCAGCAATACAATCAAAATTAAGTACTTTATTATCTTCTACCAATTTTTTAAGTAAATAAATGGGCATAGCAGCATCAATTGGTAATTTTTCCAAAGATTTGTTAATGGGTGGGGATACAACCAATTCATGGACAGAATTCTATTTGGCTATGGCATTGGATTTTGAAGAAATGATGGTTTCAAAAAGAATAACTGCCGCTGCTGCAAATGTTGCTATTAATAAAAATTTTGATGCAGAATCCGCAAGTTTTATAAAAAATAGTGTTGATAATACTCTATTTGCTTATTTACTAACAAATGAATATGATAAAGTTATAAGAGGTGGTAAAACAATAATAGGTGGAATGCCGATAGCTTTAGGAAATAAACCACTTATGTTTGCAACATTATTAGGGATATTAAAGGCACAATCCGTAAGTAAAAATGGAGATTTGTTAAGAGATATTGGTCCGGCAATCTTAGCATATTGGACTCCTGCATTTACAACATTGGTGGATACTCCAACTATACCATGTATAGGAACTATAAAAAACATACAAACTACATTTGGTATAAATATATTTCCTGGAGTGTGGACACCTATAACGATTCCAGCTATGGGTACAGTTCAACCCTGGTTAATGAGTTTTATTGCAAGTGCATCTTTACATTTACTAACAGTTAGTGGTATAATAACGTGTTTATCACAATACCCACCACCTGCACCACCTGCTCCTGGAATTTTACCATATGTTGGCTATTTTGTAAATCCAGTATCCGTTGTAAAAGGCGATAATTTGGCAAGTACATTAAAAAAATCATTAAAAAAGAATTTAAAAGGATTAATTGATATTGCAACATCTGGAAAAACTGCCGTATTATTAGGAACGGAAGTAGCAGCTGCTTTAATAGAAAACAAATTGGCATCAAAAGACCAAACTATAAGTGATGTTGTAGCAGGAACTGTAACAGATGTTGCGGGTGGTTTGGTAGAAGGTGGTAAGTTAGATTCTGCTGCAATAAAACAAACTATAAAGGATTCTCTAACTACGGTAAGTGATACTTTATCTGAAACTATTGCTCAAAGACCACCTGCTCCAATTGTTTCTACTCCACTTTCTACTGGGGGAGGATAAATTTAAACTTATTATATTTATTAACATAACGAATACATTTTATTATGAAATCAGACATTTTATTATCACTTATTAAAGAAGTGGTTAAGAATGAAGTTAAATCACAGGTTAGACAGCAAGTTATTTCGGAATTAACGAAACTTGTTAAATCTGGTGCAGTTACATTAAATTCTAACAGAAAACCACAAGCTCCTACATTAAAGGAGGCAATTGCAACTACAGACCCATTTGCTGCGGCAAGTGCTGCTTTACAAAAAAGTAGAACATCTGTTCCACAACAAAGAGTTCAACAACCACAAAAGGAATATACAAAGAATGCAGCATTAAATGAAATTCTTAATATGACAACTCCATTTACTGCACAACAAAGAGCAGAAGGTGGAATGGGTGGTGGTTCAAGTGTGTTAGATATGATACAACCACAAATGAGTGTTGATGAAGATGGGTGGGAAACTATGGATTATAGAGAAGCACAATTTTCTCAAAACATACCACAACAATTAGAATCAACAGGTGATGCATTACAAGACGCAACTGTAAAAGCATTAACAAGAGATTATTCTGAATTAGTAAAAAGATTTAAATAATGGCTTTAGAATTAGGTAAAGTAAAAGTACAAGATTTAACGGAAAATGATTACAAAATATTAGGAATTGGTATTAATAGAAATTCCGATTCTAATGGTATATTTGCCGTTAATTATACAACTTTAACCCAAGCTAAAGATAATTTAAAAAATCTAATTCTTACACATAAAGGAGAACGATTAATGAATCCTGAATTTGGTTGTGATATTTGGAGATTATTATTTGAACCGATTATTGAAGAAGAAATAGATAAACAAATAGAAGACACAATAGTTGATGCAGTATCTACCTGGTTACCGTATTTAAATATAAATGAAATACTATTTGATTATGATACTAATGATATAGATAGCCATACAATTAATTTGGATATTAAATTTTCATTAGCTTCAAACCCAAATTTGGGTGAATCAGTACAAATAACCGTAAATAATTAATAATGGCAATTAAACCGATAGATAAAAATTGGGGAAATGATAATAAAAAGATAAGTTATCTTGGTAAAGATTTTGCTACTTTAAAGCAAAACTTAATCGAATATACTAAAACATATTTTCCAAATACATATTCAGATTTTAATGAATCATCACCTGGAATGGTGCTTATAGAACAAGCAGCTGCTATTGGTGATATTTTGTCATTTTATCAAGATGTTCAATTAAAAGAATCTATGTTGGCTTATGCTACGGAACGTAAAAACGTAGTATCATTAGCACAAACAATGGGGTATAAACCAAAAGTTACAACACCGTCTGTAACTACAATGACGGTTTATCAAATCGTACCATCGGTTGGTGTTGGTATAAATAGTATTCCAGACAGTAGATATTACTTGAGAATAAAAGAAGGAATGGAAATTCAATCTTCTACAAATTCATCTATAATATTTAGAACTACCGATTCTGTTAATTTTGCAGAAACTGGTAGTAATTCGGTTAGTGTATTTGAAAGAGATTCTAATGGTAATCCTACAAGATATTTGATTTCAAAAACTGTAAAGGCAATATCGGCAAGAGAAGCATCTACAACTGTTACATTTGTATCAAACGATACTGATTATCCAACTACAACTTTAACGGATACAAATATTATAGGTATAACATCTGTTGTTGATACTGATACTAATGATATATGGTATGAAGTTCCATATTTGGCACAAGAAAGTATATTTGTTGAAAAAGCAAATACATTATATAATTCAGATTTAAATCAGTATTCTGGTTCAGTTCCATACGTGTTAGAAGTACAAAAAGTACCTCGTAGATTTTCTGTAAAAGTTAATTCAGATAATACAATGGATTTACAATTTGGAAATGGTGGTGGGACTAACAAAACAGATGACCAACTATTACCAAATACAAAAAACATAGGATTAGGTTTAGCAAATTCAGTTCAAAGATTGAATCAAGGGATTGACCCATCCAATTTTTTAAAAACAAATACGTTTGGAATAGCTCCTGCTGGTAAAACTCTTTTAATAAAATATTTAGTTGGAGGTGGAGTTGAATCAAATGTTAATACAAGTGATTTAACAACGATTCGTAGAATAGAATTTGAAGAAGACCTTTTATCAATATCTTCTGATTTATTAGCATCCTATAACGATATAAAAACAACAGTTTATGCTGAAAATTTAGAACCTGCTATTGGTGGTAGAAGTTCTGAATCAATTGAAGAAATTAGACAAAATGCATTATCTACATTTGGTTCTCAAAACAGAGCAGTAACAAGACAAGATTATGTTGTAAGAGCATTATCCATGCCAAATAGATACGGTAGTGTTGCAAAAGTATATGTGAGTCCAGATGGAGAAATTGATAATAATTCACCCGCATCTATTCTTGCAAATCCAAAAAATATTTCAGAATTTGTTGGTATAGTATCTAGTTTAAAAGATAAACAACAATCGGAAATACAAAAAGAATTAGTTAAGTATCTTTCACAAAAACGTTCGGCAATATCTGAAATAAATAACCCATTTGCAATTAATATGTATGTTTTGGGTTATGATGAAAATAAAAAACTTACAAATTTAAATACCGCAATCAAACAAAATCTTAAAACATATTTAGGTGAATACCGAATTATGACAGATGCGGTAAATATTATAAACGGATTTATTGTTAATGTTGGATGTGATTTTGAAATTATATGTTATTCCAATTATAATAAAAATGAAGTAATAGCAAATTGTTTGATTCAATTGCAAGATTATTTCAACATAGATAATTGGACATTCAACAAACCAATAAACATTTCAGAAATTGAATTAATATTAGCTAATGTAGAAGGTGTAATGAGTGTTCCATCTGTAAAAATACATAATTTATGTGGTGGTGATGGAAATTATTCTACAAACAAATATAACATAGAACAAGCAACTAAAGATAAGATTGTATATCCATCATTAGACCCTTGTGTTTTTGAAGTTAAGTACCCAAATAAAGATATTAAAGGAAGAGCACTATAATGCATAAATTTTTCACATCATCGTTTGACGCAAGTATATACTTACAACAACCAGACCAAAATACAGGTAGGGATGAAATGTTGGAGGTTGGTAAATTGTATTATGGTTCTACAAAAGATATTGCTAGAACTTTACTTAAATTTAATTCAACACATTTATCTCAATCCGTTGCCGAAAACATTGGTACTGGTAGTTACTCTGTGTTTTTAAATTTAAAAGCAGCAAAATCAGAAGAAATACCATTACAATATAAGTTATATGCAAATGCAGTTTCTCAAAGTTGGACTATGGGAACTGGTACTAAATTTGATAATATATCATCCGATGGTGTAAGTTGGTATTATAGAAATGGAAGTTCTAAATGGATGGACTTATCTGGTTCATATGCAGCAGGTTCTGATACTGGTTCTATAACCAATGGTGGAGGTAGTACTTGGTATTTAAGTGGTTCTACATCTCAATCATTTGATTATGAGACGGATGATGTTAGAATGGATGTAACCAATATAGTTAAATTATGGGTTAGTGGTTCTATTGCAAATGATGGTATAGTAGTTCATCATAGTTTAGATGCGGAAAGTGATTTATTGGATTATGGTGTTATTAAATTCTTTTCAAAGGAAACAAATACCATATACGAACCAAAATTAGAAATGGTTTGGAATGATAGTGTATTTTCAACTGGAAGTTTATCACCTGTAACTGGTTCTGCACAAGAAGGGTATAAGGTAGTTATTACTAATTTAAAAAGTAAATACGTTAAAGATACAAAAGTAAAAATTAGATTAAAAGGTAGAGATATGTATCCATCAAAAACATTTGATAGAACATTCTCTTATGACCAAGTTAAATATCTACCATCTGGTTCAACTTATTATCAAATAGAAGATTACATAACAGGAGAAGCAATATTTCCATTTGGTGACTATACTAAAGTGAGTTGTGATTCTACATCTAATTATTTTATAATGGATTTGGCAACACTCCCTATTAATAGAGCATACCGATTAAAGATAAAAATAATTGAAAGTGGAATAGCTACAATTGTAGATGATAAATATATATTTGAAATAGTATCATAATGAATACAACAGAAACAATTTCTGAAAAAGTACAAAATATAAAAACCGCACAATTAGAAGAAATTCTAAAAGTATCAGGTTCTGCTGCTATTACCAAAAATGAATATAATGTAACTATTGTAAATCAAAACGATTCAGCATCTTCTTTAATTTTTAAAACATTAAATAAGGATAAATACGATAATGCTGAATTACAAAAGGCAGTAGATGTTGTAGTTAAAGAACTAAAACCAAACATTCCTAAACCAAATTTAGATTTAGTTCCTAAACCATTATATGATACGGAGGTTGCAACTAATGAGGATTTAAGAAAAAAAGTAACAGATTTAACGGTTAAAAACGAAGAATTAAATCAACAAATTACAATATTAAAGGCATTAGTTGAAATAGAAATAAACAAACGATTGGTAATAGAGCAAACAAACGATGCTTTATCAAACCAATTATCAGTTTTATCAAAAACTATTTCAGAATTTGCATTACAAATAGCAACTGCAGTTCAAAAATCAATTGATGAATCTATTTTAAGAGCATCTTTACAAGCACAGAACAAAGGTTTCTTTGCACAGATTACTGCTTTAATTAAACAGATAGATTCATTAAACTCTATTATCGAAGGTTTGCAAGCACAATTAGGAGCATCTCAACAACAACAAGCAATTGTACAAGGAACGAGAGCAACTGCGTTAGCAAGTGGAGCAGATATGGTATTAGATGTAGCTTTAATTAAATTAGAACCATCATCTGCTAAATCAGAACCACCAATCAAAGCAAACATAAGTTCTGAATTAAATGGTAAATGGATTAATGGTGAAACTATTAAATTTACAAATAACGATAAACAACCAATTAAAGTTGAAATATCAGTATCATATCCACAAAATGTTAAGTTTTTTAATATACCAGAAACATCATTTAGTGTTGCTGCCGGTGGTACAAAAGATATAACTTTAACTATTAATAAAGAGGGTGCAAGAGGAGTTGATTCACGATGGGTTAATACATTTTGGGGATTAAGAGAATCTGATTCTGCTGATTACACAGGTGGTTCTATGAAAATAACTGTAACTAATGCAGCAGGTAAAAGTGAAGTAAAAACTTACGGAATTAAATTATCCAAAAAGAATAAAGAGGATTATCAAAATCATCAAACATAATAATTTATGAGTATTACAAAATATACTAACTTTGAACAAATTGATTCCAGAAAAGAAAACAAAGGTGATTTTCTTTTAAAGGATGATTTGTTTATTGTGTCCAAAACTGAAACAGAAGAAGCAGATTTTGGTGATTGTAAGCATGATGTAATGGAAGTATCCATATATGATGTTAATAATGTTTTATTACCAAATAAGACAGGAAATAATATTGCATATATAAAACCAAATGATATGAGAAACTATATGTACGATATAGTTAATTCAGGAGGTCAAAAAGAACTTGCTATAAATGTTGAAAAACTATTAAAAGATTTAGGATATTCAAACGGTATTCTTAAAGTTAATATAAATTTTGTTCGTAATAAAATAGGAACTGATAATGAATTAACAAGAGTTTGGGTACAAGAAATATCTGCAACAAGAGAAGAGATTCGTATTTTACCTTTAAAAACCAAAGATAATACGATAAATAAAAATACAAAAAAAGAATTTAAAAATATCCATAATTTAAGTAAAGATTTTAAATATTATAAAAGAAATATATTAGATGCTTTAGATAAATTTGAAGCAGGTTCATTATCTGTAATAGATGATTCTTTAGTTGCTAAATTTGGAAAAGATTTCAGAGAAGTATTGAGAAAAGATTTTGGAATACGAGATTTAGATACATTTCATAAAAGAATATTTGAAAATTTTAGAGATAGTGTTAAACATTGGGTTAATAATAAATACTATGATATAACACAACCCACTTTTGGAAAACCATCTGAAATAAGATTTGAAAGTTGTGGTCAATATGATTTTAATATGTTAATGGGAGAAATTCAAAGCATATTAAATAATTGTATTACCTTTAATACAAAGGCATTACAAAAAAGAAAAGTTGATATTAAACAACTACCAAAAGAATTTGCAATAGTTGAGTTAAGAAAACAAATTCAAAATAATTTAGATACATTTAATACAAAAATTGATATTAAAAGAAATATCTATGTACCGGAAAAAGTAGATGTAACGGTTACAGGAACAAGTGAATTACCACCAATTAAAACAATAAAAGAAGTTACAGTTGTGGAAAACACACCAACTCCTACCCCACCACCTGCATCAACTGCACCACCTGCACCAACTGCACCAAATGAAGTTGCGTACGAATACACAATAAGTAACTATCACCCATCGGAGAATAGAACATTTGTTTTACGTCAGCTTGGTATAAATGGTGTTATTTCATATGTACTTGCACCAGGTGAACAAAGAACGGTATGTGCAATAGAAAATAGTGTAAGCATTGCCGAAGGTGGATATGGCAATATAAATAAACACAGTACTTGTGGAAGCACACCAACTAATTCAAATCAAATAACACCATCTACGAGAGTAGAACCTGCAAATACAGGAGGACCAACTGTTAGAGAATTTGTAGATATTAAACAATATGATGCAGGTGTTACAGATGGAATGGGTACAACTAAATTTATACCAAGAGTACCAGCAAGACAATTATAATAAATTGAGATATTTATATTAAAAGTATTAAATGGCATTAACAGACGAACAAAAATTAGAGGCAGACAAACTTGGAATGTCATACGAATTGTATGAGGCATTGAGTAATGTAACAATTGATACAAATGCTCTTTCTGGTTTAAATGAAACTCTTGCACAATTGAACTCACCTGCGGGACAAGCTCAATTACAAGCTGGTATTGCACAGAGTATAGGAACTATAAATCCACTTACAATGTTGGGGTCTGATACAATTGGACCTATTTATCAACCATTGACATTTAAAGATTCAGTTGGAAATACAGTTGTTGTTAATGAAAGAAATCCAACAAACGTACCACAAACATTAGAACAATTACAGCAATTGGAAATACCAAAAGTTGCCGATGTTCCCGTACCACAAACTCCTGCTACTAAAACAAGAATAGATAAACAAGAAATTGTTACTCCTAATCCAAATAGTGAGTATGAAATTTCGTTTGGTAGTAATTTTAGAAATGAGTTAGGTAATAATGTTTCATTATCATATGAAATCGTATTAAATGATTACAAACATGATAGTGGTGTATTGTTTTTAGATGGAACAAAAAGTTTTATTAAAAAACAATTATCAAAGGATATTTTACAAAACGGTAAAGTATTATTTAAAATAGAAGGAAATCTTCCAGATGGATTTGCATTTAGTGGTATATACGAAGGAAATGCATCTCAAATAAAAAACAATGGTGCAGATTTATCTGGTTTAAATAAAGTAGGTGGTACTGTATTTTCCGTACCTGCTAATAAATTATTAAGTAGTTTTGTTGTTATTGCAAATTTTGAAAAAGAAATTAAATACGCAGAACCAAAAATTACTTTACCTAACGGTGATAAATTTAATGTTTCTGTAAAAGATTCTGATTTAGAAAAATCAATTGCAATTCCATTTAATACAGAACAAGCTGATAAAGTTATTGTTTATTTGGATGCAAATAGAACAATTGAAGTTCCTGCATCAGATAGACAAGCTATTATTTATTTCCAAAAAGATTTTGCAGAAGTATATGGTACTAAAAAACTAATATTAGTAGCATATAGTAATAATTATGGAACTGGTGGTAGAGTTGAAGTTAATGTAACATTTACATCAATAAACGATTTCCCATCTATTACAGAAACAACATTTGCAGAATTAATAGATGTTCCATCTTTTTCAGATTACAATATTTCATATGATGTAAGTTGGAATACATTTGCAGCAACAAGTGTAGATATACATTTAAAATTAAAAGATAATTCATTTATTCCATTATTTGTAAATCAACCTACAAATGGAAAAGTAAATATACATCTTAAAACATTAAGAGAGAAATTTCCAAAATGGGTAGGTAGTGATACCGTAACTTTAAAATTAATACCATATAATAGAGGTGGTGCGGAAGCATTAACTGGTAATGATTATGAAATTGTTACTAAATTAATATTACCATTATTAGAGATTAATGAGGATATTTTTGGTAAAGCAATGTTTGATGCTTTCATTGAAAAGCTACAAATAATTGAACCTGAAAAAGAAAGTAAATATCTTACTCACCTTGTCAATTTTGGTAATGATGAGGAAATATTAATTTCATCATGGGAAGAAGATGATTGGACGTTATCTAAAAAATCAATAGATGAATTAGGTAACGAATATGTTAAAGATGTAGATAAGGTAGAATCTTTAATTTTAAAATTATATTCACCATTACCTGCATCTGTAACTCCTAACTCAACGTTTTGGGTTACAAAATTAATGACAAATCCGTTAATTGAAACGGTAATACTAACAGAACAAGATGATTTAAAATGTCCTCCATTAAAAGGACCTAATTTTTCAATTGAAGTAGATTTTATAAAAGGAAATTCTACAAATTATGAATCATTAGATGATTTAATATTATTAAACACATCATCTGCTCAATTAGTTAATTCGTATTTAAGTTCATCATTAATTGATACGGACTCATTAAATATAGAATATACATCTGGTTCTATATATGCGTGGGATAATTTTGTACATTTTAGTTCTGCAAAAGAAAGAGTAGATAATTTTGTTTACAAAGTTCAATTAATTGAAACATATGAATCATTAATATCTTCATCTTATTATATTGGAAGTGGTGATGGATTACACACTGGTTCATTATCTGCTCAACAGGAACGTGCTAAACAACAATTAAAAAAAGACCAATTAATAAATGCGTTTGATGGATTTGAAAAATTCTTATACACATCATCTTCATTAAGTTGGCCGTATGATGGTGTTAATAGAAAGTTAAGTACATCAAATGAAGTAGCTGATTGGTATGGAACTATTATAACATTAGCAGAAGATTTTGATATAGAAAACTCAAATTGGGTTCAAAACAATATTCCACAATTTATTGTAAATAATGCAGAAAATGAAAGTATGTTATTATTTTTATCAATGATTGGACATCATTTTGATAATATATACTACCATACAAAAGCAATTGAAAAAAGTAGAGGTTTAGGATATAAATCAAAAAATGGTATTTCTGATAAATTATTATTTGATGGATTAAAATCATTTGGATGGGATGCTAAATCTATTGGTGCAGATGCCAAACTTTGGAATTATGCATTTGGATTAGATTCAAATGGAAAAGAAGTACAAACTAATCCATTTAAAACCAGAAATAACGAAATTTGGAGAAGAATTATAAATAACTTACCTTATTTGTTAAAGCATAAAGGTACAAAGAAAGGTATATATGCTTTAATGAGTTGTTATGGTATTCCATCTTCTAATCTTTCTATTTTAGAATTTGGAGGACCAGAAGTAACCGATTCTAACAAAGGTAAGTTAGTAATGGATAATATTACTACTGCTCTTAAATTCACATCGGGTTCAAAAGTTGAAATGAACTGGCAAAATACCAATAAAGGTAGAAAACCAGATACTATTGAATTTTTTGTTAAACCAAGTACCGCACAAAGTTCATCTATTGTTTCAGGTAGTGGATGGGATATATCTGTAAGTGGTTCTTTAAATTCAAATTATGGTAGAGTAATATTAAATTATTCTGGTTCAAATGCAATATCTTCATCATTATTACCTATATTTAATGGTAATTTCTTTGGAATATCTGTAAATAGAAGTGGTAGTGTATCACATAGTTTAGAATTAAACATTAAACAAGCAGATAAAGAAAGAAGTATATTTGAAGAATCTATAACCGCAAGTGTTTCTTCTTCTCAAAGTAATTGGAACAATGGAACAAGATTATCATTAGGAAATAATTTTAGTGGAAGCATAGATGAATTTCGTTTGTGGAATGAACCGTTGAACAAAACTGTATTCTACGAACACGTTTCATTCCCTGAAATGATAAATGGCAATAGTATTTCATCTTCTACACATGATTTATATTTCCGTTTAGATTTTGAATACCCTAAAAATTTAGCAGTAACATCTTCGTTAATAAATGTTGATACAAATGTTTATTTCTCAGGTAGTTTAACAAGAAATGATTATGAAAATGGTTCTACTGCTTCATTGTATTCGGAAGTGTCTGCATCATTATTATATGCAACTGCAAGCGGATTTATTTCAAATATAACATATCCATATCAGTTTGAAGCAATAGATAGAACGATTGTATTAGATATGCCAGATGTTGGTTCATCTAGATATTCAACAAACAAAGTTCGTTTTGAAGACCAAACTTTAATAAATGATTTATCAGTAAATGGTAGAGCAACTAAAAAAGCGTTTGACCAATCGCCGGTTGATTCAAATAGAGTTGGTTTATTTTTCTCCCCTACAAAAGAGTTAAATATCGATATTGCTAAATCTTTTGGTGGAATAAATTTAGATAATTATATTGGTGACCCATCAAACCGATACAAATCAAATTATAAAGGATTAGATGATTTAAGAAAATATTATTTTAAAAGATTTAATAATATTGACATTTATTCTTATATTAACTTAATTAAGTTGTATGAGAAATCTATGTTTGAGGATATTAAAAATATGTTACCTGCCAGAGCAAAGGCAACAACAGGTCTTTTAATTGAACCACATATATTAGAAAGAAGTAAAATTGCTCAAAAGAAACCATCTGGTGAAAACGGTCAATATGAATCTGTAATACACTATGATGATTCTACAATATTAACTTCTGAAAATATTCAACAAGAAGTAACATTAGACGCAAATTCTGAATATTTATTAATTGCTGAAAATAATCAACAAGAAACATTAATTGATGCCAATTTAAGTGAAAATCTAAATGCAGAAAATTATCAATATGATTCTGAAATACAAAATACAGAAACTACATTAGTAGAAGCAGAATCATATCAAAGAGATGTTACAATAGATGCAGGATTGCAAGACCCTACAATACTTACTGAAATTGATATAATTGGAAGTAATATTGTAGTTGGGCAAACTGATTATGAAAATATTGGGTTTGGATTGTATGCACAAAATGGACATGCAATTAGAACATATTTTGATAAAAATGGAAGAAGAGTAAAAGAAAGAGTAAAAGTTGATTTAGTTAAAGAAAGAAAGGTAAGAGATATTGTTAAATTTAAAACAACTATAAATGGAGTTGGTGACCCAAGAGATGGTATGATTTTAACATCATCGGTTTATTATGAAACATCTTTAAATATACAACCATTTTCAGGTTCAAAAGTAATTAACGCAGGAACTGGTAGTATAGTTGAAGTAACTCCGGTTAGTGGATATTTACCAACACACTTTAGAAACACATCCGATTTAACAAAAGGATTAGAAAATTCTTTCTTTAGAGGTTCAAAAAATACGGCAGCAACTACTTTAGATGGAACACCTCCAATTGAAGTATTCTCAACTAATCCTAATACATTAAAGGTAAATAAAGCAGGAAGAGATGCAAGTGAACCAATTTTAGAAGTAGAGTAATAATTTTAAAAAAAACTATATTTATATCAAAAGATAATACATTAATACTATGGGATATTTAAGTAATACCGAATTAACAGTAGATGCAATCCTTACAAAAAAAGGTAGAGAAAAACTGGCAGCGGGACAGGGTTTAAACATTACTCAATTTGCATTAGCAGATGATGAGATTGATTATTCATTATACGAACCAGCTCACCCACTTGGTTCAGCTTACTACGATGCGGCAATTAAAAATATGCCTGTATTAGAAGCAAACCCTGATGAAACTCAGGTAATGAAATATAAATTAGTAACACTTCCAAAAAATACAACTCGTATTCCAGTAGTTGAATTTGGTGTTCCTAATATTGCAGTTAATCAAAAAAGTGGTGAAGTTGCTTTATCACCAACAACATCTCCAGCAGGAAATAGAAGTTTAGGATACACTATTGTATTGGCAAACAAAAATGCGGGAGATATTATTGGTTCAGGTGTAACATCAGAAGTTGGTTCAGTACCTATCTTTATTGGTGATGACATTTCTGCAACGGCAGCAGTATCAAAAGGATTAACATTTAAATTTATACCGAATCCATCTTTAACTTCTACTATCAGAACTACAATCACAGTTTATGGTAATGAAACGGGTGGTTCTCAAACAATACCAGTAACTGTAACTTACGTTCAATAATAAATAAAAATGGCAGTAATAAGAGATAATAGAGGGGCACTTTTAGCAAGTAATATTTCACAATATTTGGCAGGTGCAGCCAATACGGCAGGAACTCCCGTAGATACTAACGAATTAGTTAGAATCGTAAATCAATTTTTAGGAACTGGTGAGCAAATCAGTTCTGATTTAACTACCATTACAAATGGTATTTATAAAAAATTTGGTTCAATCGATAAAGTAACTAATAGAACAGAAATTGTAACATCTGGTATTTGGAGTGGAGATACAGGTTCATTGGCAGTAAATGCATCATATACATCATCTGCTCAAATTGCAGGTGTTAGTGGTAAATACTATATAGATGTTTATAATGGAGTAACATCATCTACATCATCGGAGGTTCAATTCTCAATTGCATACGGTGATGCTAGTGGATATGGAGCACCTACTTTAACACAAGATGATTCATCTACTTTACCTACAAAAGCAACTTACAATCAGTATCGTAATATTTTATTAGATTCTGCTGACCCATATTTTAGCGTATATAGTGGTTCAACTGCGGGAGGACATGATTTACATAATTTCTATGCGATAAACGTAAATAGAGCCAGATACAAAGAAAGATTAGACCCAGGTAATATTTCAATTAAATTAGTGGGTTCATTAGGTGAAGTTAATTTAATCGATGATTCGGGTGGAACTGATGAGAATGTAACTACATCTGGTAGAGTTTATAACATCGTTAGTGGTTCATTGAATATTGGTTCAGCATTATCTGCATCAATTTCATCATATACATCTTCAAATGGACAAGGATGGGGATTATTCTATCCAGATATGGGTATTGTTTTATTAAACCCTGCGGCATTAGCAGCTAAGGTTAATCCAAACTTATCAGCAGCAAGTTCATCTATTTCAGGTATTTATCACAATAACTCAACATCAGCATCTGTATTTGTTGGTACATCTGGTTCTATCGCATTATTGAGAGCATTGGCAAGTGGTTCAGACTTCCAAGTTCGTAGAACTGAAAATGTTTCTACATCTCACTATTTCGTAAGAGCAAACAACAGAGAGTTTAACTTCTCAAATAACCCAACATTTACAACTGGTTCGGTTGGTGAATTTGTTCAACCTACATTTGAAAGAGACCCGCGTGTTTATATCACAACAGTAGGTTTATACGATGATGCTAACGAATTATTAGCAGTAGCAAAAACTTCAAAACCAATTGAAAAATCATTTGATAAAGAAGTTGCAATTAAAGTTAAATTAGATTTTTAATTGAAAGTAACTTATAGACTACTAACCCACCTTTTGGTGGGTTTTTAGTTTATACGATATTTATATACGATATGTTAAAAAGAATACCTAAATCGGATATTAGTATAAGACCATTCAAGGCTTATAAAGAGTGGAGTTTTGATGAAGTATCTGCTCCATCTTCATCTATTTATATTTATAGTGCTAGTTTTGGTAATATTGTAAATGATTTTGATACGGAAATTATTACAAATCCAAACGGTGATGATATAACATATTATCCGCATTCTATTTATGGTAGTATTAAATCTAAATTTTACACAAATGTAGATAATCCATTTTATAGAAGTGGTACAAAATCAAATCAACCACAATCGGTAAGTGGAGAACGATATTTAGGAACATCGGCAAAAGTAATATCAATTCCTCAAAATATATTTGGAGAGGGTATTAAAAAGGGTAGTGTTAGTTTAACAGATAATTCAACTAATATAACTTATATAGATAATGGTTCAGGTAGTTTAGTTAGTAGTTCTGTAATATTTGGTGATGTGTTTTATAACGATGGTATAATTACATATACTAAAAATGGATTAGTTAATACTGCATTTACTGAAAGTTTTGATTTATATTTTAAATCAACCGAAACTATATATGAAAACGAATATCTTTTAATTGTAAATGAAAGTGAATTTAATGTATCAACCAACCCATCTGCAATAGTTATTGTAAATGAAGAAACTGGTAGTGTTCAAAACACAAATGATACAGTTACTGCAACCAGAAAATTTACAAATACAAAAACAATTACAAATCCAGGTGTTAAATATATTCGTAAAAAAACAACATTAGAAAACGGAAATATTTTAGATTATAGATATAATTCTAGTGTAAATACTGCTATTAGTGGTGGATTTGAACATTATGATTTAAGTGGTTCTGTGGATTCAACGGGTTCATTCTTAACACCGTTTATTACAACAATAGGTTTATATGATGATAATTGTGAATTAGTTGCGGTTGCAAAATTACCAAAACCAATAAAATCTGAACCAGATATTCCTGTCAATTTTATTGTTCGTTTTGATACATAAATGATATTTATTATAAACAATACAAATTATGTCTAAATTAGAAGAATTATACAAAGCAAAACAATCAGAATTAGGTGTTGATAAGATTGGATTTGATGCGGGTGTTAAAGCAAAAACTCCATATACTACAAATGATTTGAAAAAAGCAGATGAGCAAGTTTTAACTGCTGCAAAATTCAAAACAGGAAGAGGTGGTACAATCAGCGAAAAAAAGTATTCTGATACGTTCAAATAAAAATGGCTAAAAAGGTTACATCAAAAAAACCAACCAAAAAAGGTTGGGTGGCAAGAAAGCATGGTTTCAAATCAGGCTTGGAAGAATCAATTTCTAATCAAATCGATAGTAAAGGTATAATTGTATCATATGAATCCGAAAAGATTCCATATATTATACCTGCGTCTAAACATACATACAATCCAGATTTTAAATTACCAAACGGTATTTTTGTAGAAACAAAAGGTAGGTTTGTTCCCGCAGATAGAAAAAAGCATCTGTTAATAAAAGAACAACATCCTGAATTAGATATACGGTTTGTATTTACATCATCAAAAAACAAAATTTCAAAAAATTCAAAAACATCTTATGCAGATTGGTGTGATAAGAATGGATTTTTATATGCTGATAAATTTATTCCAGAAGAATGGTTTAAATAATTTGGAAAATTGAAATATTTGTTGTATATTTGTATCATGCTGAATAATACAGATAAGACAAAAATAACTACAACACTATCTAATGTGTTAGGGAGTTTTTCCGTTTTAAGGGGAAACGAATTGGCATTCTACTGTCCATTTTGCCATCATCACAAACAAAAATTACAAGTAAATACAGAAACTCAAAATTGGCATTGTTGGACTTGCAATAGTGGTGGAAAAAAACTAACATCTTTATTAAAGAAATTGGATGTTGATAGAAAAACTATTGCAGTTATTAGGGAAATATATGGTGATTCACACTATAATCCACAAAATGAAGATAGTGATACTAAAATATTTATTTCATTACCAAAGGAGTTTATATCATTATCAGAACCACCAAAGGGATTTAATCCAGAATATAAACAAGCAATCAATTACCTTATTCAAAGAGGTATAACGGAAAAGCAAATTATAAAGTATGGTATTGGATATTGTTCGGAAGGATTGTATGCAAGAAGAGTAATTATTCCATCTTATAATTGTGATGGTTCATTAAATTATTTTGTATCTCGTTCTTATTATGTAGATGAAAAGATGAAATACAAAAATCCACCAATTAGTAAAAATGTAATTTGTTTTGATTCTCAAATAAATTGGAATGAACCAATTATATTATGTGAGGGTGTATTTGATGCAATTACAATCAGAAGAAACGCAATTCCATTATTAGGTAAGTTTCCATCTAAAACATTAGTTGAAAAAATCTTTATGAATGGGGTTAGTGATATTGTTATTTCATTAGATAATGATGCTAAAACGGAAGCATTAAAAGCATCTGAATATTTTAGAAAGCAAGGTATAAATGTTAAATTTATGAATTTAAAAGATAAGGATGCTGCTGATATGGGGTATAATAAATTTTACGAAGAATTAAATTCTACAAAAGAGTTTGGAATAGAGGAGTTGTTATTAACAAAAATTAATAGTTTATGAGTTTAAAGAAAATCTATCACATTGCCGATGTTCATATCCGTAATGTGAAAAGACACAATGAGTATCGTCAAGTATTTGAAAAAATGTTTGATGAAATTCGTAAAAGAGGAACAGATGATGCAATCATTTATTTAGCAGGAGATATTGCTCATGCTAAATTGGAAATGTCTCCCGAATTATTAAAAGAGATTAGTTGGTTATTTATCGAATGTTCTAAACTTTGTGATACTATTCTTATTACAGGTAATCACGATTGTAATATGAACAATTTGGATAGATTAGATGTTCTCACTCCAATTGTAGAAGCTTTAAACCTACCAAACTTTCACTATTTAAGAGATACACAAGTTTACTCTATCGGTGGAGTGGATTTTGGTGTGTTCTCTATTTTTGATGATAAAAAGAACTGGCCAAAAGCAGATACTCTATTTGGAAACAAAAAGATTGCTTTATTTCACGGACCAGTTGATAATTCCCAAACAGATATTGGGTATGTAGTATCTTCACGTCATTTTACAACCGAAATGTTTGATGGTTATGATTTAGCACTATTAGGAGATATTCACAAAAGACAACAAATGATTTCACCGAAAGGGTGTAAAGTAGTTTATGCGGGTTCATTGGTTCAACAAAACTTTGGTGAAACTTTGGATAAGCATGGTTTCCTTGTTTGGGATTTGGATACAATGACTTATGAAGAGGTTGATATTCACAACGATTATGGATATTACACATTAGATATTGACAATGGTGTAGTTCCTGTTGTAAATAATATGCCAAATAAACCACGTTTAAGAGTTCGTTTATCTAATACAGATACTGCGGATACTAAAAAAGTAATTACTGAAATAAAGATGAAATACGGTGTTGATGATTTTACAATTATCAGAACAGACTCACTTGCCAAATCTAAAACAGGAAACAGAGATAATAAATTAGATTTTGAAGATGTATCGGATGTAAATTATCAGAACTCACTATTGAAAGAATATGTTGAGAGAATGATGCCATTTACAACACCGGAAGATATTGCAGGATTGTATGAAATCAATCAGGATATAAATAGTAGAATCGTACATGATGATATTCAAAGAAATATCAATTGGAAACCACTTAAATTTACATTCTCCAATATGTTCTCATATGGTGAGGACAATAAGATTGATTTTACCAAAGTTGGTGGATTGATGGGATTATTTGCACCAAATGCAACTGGTAAATCTTCTTTATTTGATGCAATTTCATTTTGTTTATACGATAAATGTAGTAGAGCATTCAAAGCGGCTAACATTCTAAATAATCGTAAATCCGATTTTGATTGTGAATTACATTTTCAAGTCAATGGTGTAGATTATCACATAAAAAGAACTGCTAAAACAATTAACAAAGGAAAGAATGTTAAAGTAGATGTGCAGTTTTGGAGAGAAGATGGTGGGAGTATTACATTATTAAATGGAACAGAAAGAAGAGATACAAACCAAATCATAGAACAATATGTGGGTAAGTATGAAGATTTTGTTTTAACTGCTCTTTCATTGCAAGGTAATAACTCAATCTTTATTGATAAATCTCAATCAGAAAGAAAAGATTTATTGGCACAATTTATGGGATTAAATGTGTTTGATAAATTATATGAAACTGCAACAGAAGATATTAAAGAAGTTTCTGTTTTGATTAAAAATTTTAAGAAAACTGATTTTACAACTGAACTTGCTGAAAAGGCAAATGATTTAAAAGATAAAAAAGTTGAATTAAAAGATTTAGAAAAAACATTAGAAAGTAGAACTATTGATGTAGCGGATTTATCGGAAAGAATTTTAGGATTAACAAAAGAGTTAGTTCCAATAGATGGTAATTTGGATATAGATGTATTAAATGCAAATAAATCTAAATTAGAAATTACATTAAATACATACACTTCATCTTTTGAAACAAAACAAACAACAATTGAAACATATCAAACGTTGCTTACACAAGTTTCACAATCAATGGAAGATAAAAAGAAATTCTATCTTTCAGAAGATGATTTTATTACTATTGAAAATGCTAATTCTAATTACATTCAAGCAGAAAAGGATTTTAATGAAGCAGATACCAAATATCAAGTATTAAAACAAAAAATTGCAGGTATTAAAGATAAACTTTCTCATTTAGAAAAGCATGAGTATGACCCTAATTGTAAATTCTGTTGTGATAATGTATTCGTAAAAGATGCATTAAAAGCAAAAGAAGAATTAGAAGGGTTGGTAAATGATTTAGATTATTGTTCAGATGATGTTAATGGTTGTTTGAATGCTATGCAAATGTTTAAAGGAGCAAAAGAACAATATGATGAATTACAAACATTAAAATCTAAATATCAAAAAGGTAAATCCACAATTGAAACAGAACAAGCTCAATTAAATGGTTTAACTACTAAAATAGAATTAACCAAACATCAATTAGAAACAATTGAAGAAAACATTCGTAAATATTATGAAAATGAGGAGATAATCAAACGAAATAAACAGATAGATACTTTGGTAAATGGTATGCAAAATACCAAAAAAGAAATTGAAGCTGAAATCGTTGGAATCAATAAGAAGATTAGTAGTGTGAATGGTTCTATTTCTTCAATAGTTGCCTTTGTAGAGGAGATAAAGAGGAAGATGAATGAAGTTAAAGACTTGGAGGAAAAGAACCGTTTATACACCTACTATTTAGATTCTGTAAAGAGAGATGGAATACCTTATGAGTTAATTTCCAAAGCATTACCTGTAATTGAAAATGAAATAAATAACATTTTAGGACAGGTAGTAGATTTTGGTATTGTAATGGAAGTTGATGGTAAATCAATCAATGCAAAGATAGTTTACGATGACCAAGAATGGCCATTGGAAATGTGTAGTGGTATGGAGAAATTTGTAAGTGGATTAGCAATCAGAGTTGCTCTTATTAACATCTGTAACTTACCTCGTCCAAACTTCTTAGTAATCGATGAAGGATTTGGTACATTGGATAGTGATAACTTATCATCCTTATTTATGATGATGCAATATCTTAAAACTCAATTTGATTTTATATGGATGATTTCTCACTTGGATGCTATGAGAGATATTGTAGATGGTTTAATTGAAATTAAAAAAGAAAATGGATTTAGTAAGATTGATTTTTAATTTTATCCACTTTCAAAACATTTACAGATGGTTTATTAACACCAACGTGTTTTTTAATTAAGTTTTCAACTAAACTACCCATTTTGAACCCATGTTCTTCACAATATTCTTTGAGAAGTTCATGGGTTTCTTTTTTTATTTGTAACATTGCGTATTTCATAACTTTATTTTTCTTTAGTAAATATTAGTTTTCTTTATATAAATATCGTACTTTAATTTTTTAGGATATTTATGATAAAAGAATCTTAATTTACAATGGCATTACTGAAAAAAACTCTATTCGATGAGAGTATAGAAAAATATAATGTTTTTATAAACGATACTGCACCATTTAGTGAGTATTTTAAAATAACAGAATTACCTGATACATTTACTGGCGGTAAAAACGCGTTCTTAATACAAGGTTCGGAAGAATTAGTTGCGGATAGTATTATTAAGATACAAATTAAAGATTCAAAGGGTGATATTATATATAATGAACCTGGAGAAGGTATTCCAGAATATTATGAGGGAACATCAAAAGTAGTTTCTGTATATGTTTATCCAGATACTGCATTTGGTCCTTGTACTATTACAATATTAGGTGAATTAAAAGAATATAATTCAAATGGAATAAAAATACCAATTCCATCAAATTGGGAGGGTACATATAATGTTAGATGGCAAAAACAAATAAACGTAAATCCATTTGTAGCAAATACAACAAAGATTCGTTTTTATAGAAGACCAAAAGTTGCAATTGAAGAAACTATATTACCAATATACAACAGAACTGTAAATAGAATTACAGTTAGTGGCAGTGTTAGTGGTATTTCTATAAATCCTCCATCCGGTTCTAATTTTAAAAATTTTAATGGAGATACAATTTATGAATTAAGAACAACTGGTAGTGTTTTTTCATCTTCTATGGAAGGTGAAACTATTACAGTTAATGGGTTAAACCAATCTTATTCAACAATTGTAAAAGATGTTGTTAATTCTAAAAAAATATTAGCAACAATACCATATTATGAAACAGCATCGGCAACCGATGCACCATTTCAAACCGTAAAGGATTTTACAAATGCAAATTTTACATTACCATACAACAGTAGTGTTACTTTACAAAATTCATCAGTTAGTTCATCTTTTGCCAAAATAAAATTAACAGATTTAGAAACATTTAGTGGTGATGTAAATAGATTAAAAATATATGCAAGTAGAAAAGCAGATATTGGAAATTATACACTATTAGAAGATGTTCAATTAGAATCAAATGAGATTTTACAAACCGATGTTTATAGTGGGAGTGTTAGTGTTAGAACAGGTCAATTTGGTAATCAATCATTAATTAATGATTTTTGGAAATATAAACATTATGATGTAAATATATTTTACCAAGCACCATTAAATAATGTTGTATTGGCATCCTCTGCAAGATTAACGGATGATTCTACAGAAAATACATCACAGTATCCTCAAAGAATATTTTATTATTCATCTTCAATTGATTTTATAAAAAATACAGAATATCAATTAGATTTTTCTACTACATTATTATCTTCATCGTTTGCAAGTGGTAAAATACAAATATATGGTAGTGGTTCTGCATTTTTAAACACCGATAGTAATATTCCTTTGGGAAAATTATTAGGAGAATTAGAAGCAGGTTCAAATGGTAGAGTATTTGATAAACAACAAATTAATTTTAAATCGGATGATACTTCAACTGGTACAATTGTATTTGCAATTTATCAAGGTGATTGGTATTTATCTAATTTAAGTTTAAGAGCATCGCAAGAAACAAACTTTTCTCCAAACGAACTAACATTAAATGTAGCAGTTCCTACAAAAGTAAATAATGATGCATTTGATTTTAAATTTGAATTTTACGATATAAATAATAATTACGTTCCTGTAACGGTTCATAAAGAATTTACGTTTGCGGGTGGAAATGATAGAACCGTTGTAAAAACATTATCAGTTATACCTGATGGTAATTTATTTACTTTTTCTGGTAGTTCTGGAGAAACGGTTGGTGCATCTTCTATTAATTTTGAAATATCAAAAGTAGGATTAACAGGTTCTGTAACATTTGCATCTTCTGCATTTGATACAAATGGTGATTATATAAATCCATCATTTTATGCAGGAACTGGTTATCCTGGTGGATTAACCAATTTAACAGAAACAACCGCAATATTAACTGCACAAAGTTTTACCGGTTCAGTTGGTAGTATAAAAGTTTCAAGAATTACATATACCGCATCTTGTGAGGATGTTAGAGATACTGTATTTATTTATAGAATAGACCAGGGTGGTACAAACGGATTAAATGGTGAAGATGCAAAAATATTAAATGCAGTTGCAACTAAAAACACTTTTATATTTGACCCGGATGATGCTAATAAACCTGCAATAGATAATGATTATATTGATATAAAAGTATCTACAAACGTACATGGAACTTATTTAGTAGAATCGTCTTCTGTTACAACTCCACCATTAACGTTAATTAACGCATATTCTGAAAGTAGTAATATTGTTAGGATATATAGATTATACGCAGGTTCTACAACGGATAATGCTTCAAGTTGGTCTTACAATACACCATCATCTACCGACCATGGTGCAATTTATAGTTTTTTTGCGGCAGATTTTACATCATCGGTTAATATTGATGGAGCATTAAAAGGAGAAAATAGTAAAAATTTAAATGTAACTGCAAACGCAAATCAATTCTTTTATAAGATGACAGATTTATCATCTTTCCCAACTGGGCAAGTGATAAATATTCTTGCAAAACGAAATAATTTAGGAAGTGTTTCTAGTTCAATTTCAATTACAAGTGGAAGTGGAAAACCACCATTACAAATTGGTTCAAATAATAATACAACAGGTGTACAATCTTACTATATTTCGGCAAGTAATTATCATTTTACATCAGGTTCAACAACATACTCATTTACAACAACCGATTTAAATGGTAGTACATACAATGATAATTTTACAATTAGTCCTGTAATTGTTGAATCTCAAATTGGAGTAAGTATAACTAATGAAAATACATCATTCCCTGCATATTCAACAGGCACAGTACCAGCGGGTTTTGCGGCAAGTAGTGGTTCTATTTCTGTAAAAGTTGGTGGTGAAACAATTTCATATGCAAGTAGTGGTACAAATCGATATACTGCTTCATTTACTGCATCGGCAGGATTAACAAAAACAACTGGGTTTAATGGTGTAGATTATTCAATATCTGCATTATCAGTTGATAGTGGTAGTTTAACAATTAATGTAGATTATTATGATGGTAGAGGTAGTGGTTCAACATTTCAAAAAGTTGCAACATATTCAAAAGCAAAATCATCAGCACCTACTGTATTAGTTTCTGCAAACCCATTAAATCAATCAATAGTAGGTAATGCAACTGGTTCTCAATCTGGTAGTTTAAAAGATATAACATTTACTGCATTAGAAGGAAATACTTCTAGATTTGTATCAATGTCTGCAACATACGGTGGTTTTACAACAAATCCAACTTATACTGCAACCGTTGGAACACTTACTATGAGTTCGGCAGTTATTGATAGAACAAAAAATGAAGCATCCGCATCTGTTATTGTTTATTACAGAGATAGTGAGGGAACTGCAGGAAGTAGTAGTATTTTAATAAGTGCAACAAAAGTAAATACAGGTATTACAGGTTCAAACGGAGCAGTAGGAGCTGCTGGTCCTGGTGTTGTTTTAAGAGGTGAATATACGGCAGGAACTACATACTATTATACAACATATGCAGGTTCATCGAGAAGAGATGCAGTTTATCAAAGTTCTGGTGGTATTACAAAATATTACGCAACATTACAAGAAACAATAAACCAATCACCTACCGATGGAACTGATAATGCTTATTGGCAATATTTAGGTAATCAGGATTTCTTTGTTTCTGCTAAAATTTCTATATTTGACGAATCGTATGTAAAAAATACTTTAAATGTTGGTACAAACTCACAAGGTAGTGCTGCAAACATAACATTAGCAGGTGGAACTACAAATCCATATATTTCTGTAGGACAAGGTACGCAAGGATACGGAAACGATGGAATATTTTTTGGAAGAAGTTCTTCTAATTCAAAAGTTAGTTTTGTAAGTGGTAGTAGTTATTTTAAATATGATTCGGGAGCAACAAATATAATTGATATTGGTGGTAGATTAAATGCAACCGAATTAATTGCAGGTAGTGGTTCTATTGGTGGATTTACAATTCAAAGTTCTAAATTAAGAGTTGGTACTCCAACTGTTGGTTTGGTATTAGATGGAAACTCTAATAAAATTGTTGCAGGTGCTGAAAGTGGTAGTTTATCTGCAACTTTAAGTTTAAACGGTATTCATGCGGGTTCAAATACATATTCAACTGCACCATTTAGAGTTAGTACAAACGGTGATTTGTATGCAGCAAGTGCAATTATATCAGGTAGTATAAATGCGGGACAAGGAACTATTGGTGGTTGGACAATTGGTACAAATGAATTATATAATGGTACTGTAAAATTATACGCATCTGGTTCAGATAGTTACATTCAAGTAAGAGGTGAAACAACAACATCATACGCAGGAAACCAAGTAAAAATACATCCTGGAGCATTAACTGGTGTTGGTGGTTCTATTACATCTTTAAATGCAGTAAATGCACAGGGTAGTTATGTAGATGTAACTAGTGCAAGTACGATGTATTTAACAAATTCATCTACAACTGCAACAGTTTCTACATCAAATACCGGATTATCTGTTTCATTAGATAGTGGTGCAACTTATAATATAGTTGCAACTATTAAATTTAAAATAGATGTAGCATATCAATCCATTTCAACAAACGGAACATATGCATCTTCTTTATCATCGTTTACTGCCCAATATATGGCAGGGATGTTTTTAAATGCATATGGTGGAACTAATTTAGATGTAACAAGTAGAACAAATGGATGGATAGGAGATTCTACTGGAGAAAGTGCGTTTATATCTTTATACAACTCTACAAATAGTACATCATATAGTTCTTTATATGATATGGAGGGATTGTATTTGGATATTATAACTGCAAAATCAACAACGGATGGGGCAGTATCAGTTGCAGCAAGAGCAAACTATAATAGTGTTCAGTATGGTTCTAATACATCAACATTTTCACCTACAACAGAAGATACGACCGAAGAACTTGCAGATGTAACATTTAATATAAGTGCAGTTGGTGCAGGTACTGCAAATATTCCATTTACTTTAACAAAAACAAATACATTAGGTACATATTATGATGTAGTTAGATGGAAAGTTGGACAATATAATTCATTTGATTATAATGGAACAACTATACCAGGTGGTGTTGCAGTATTTGCAGCACAAAGAACGCAAGTTAGATACGCACCAACATCTGTTACATATTCTGCAAAAGGAATTTCATTAACTGCAAATGGTTTAACAAAGCAAGTTGAAATAACAGAACGTGGATTGCAAGCTCTGTTTAATTCATCAACAGATGGAACTGGTAATTTCTTTAAAGTAGAAGATGTTACATCTCCATCTACAACAAACTTTAATCTTAAATCGGCAGGATATTTTGCACACTATGGTGAATTGCACGTTAGTGGTGATATTGCGGGTTATTCAACTGCATTATCTTCTGATATTAGATTAAAGGAAAATATTGAAGAAATTGATAATGACGATATTCAAAAATTATATGATTTAAACGCAGTTGAATATAATTGGAAAGAAGATAAAGATAAAAATTTACATTATGGATTCATAGCCCAAGATGTTGAAAAAATATATCCACATTTAACGAGAACAAAAATGATGGGAGAATATTTAACTGTAAATTATATGGAATTAATTCCTATTATGGTTAAAGAAATTCAAAATTTAAGAAAAGAATTAGATTCCATTAAAAAGGATATAAACAATGCCTAGTGATATTAAAATAAGTTTATTGGGAGTAAGTGCAGGAAAAGCAATAGACGGTTCTGTTACTATTAGTGGTTCAGATATGGCATACACATATCTAACTGGTAATATTGACCAGGGAGTTTATAGACATTTACCTGATACCGTTGGTTCTATTAGTGGAACTAGTCCAAGACCCAAAGGTGACCAATACCAATTTTATGAATTTGATGGAAAAATTCCTATCATAACAATTGATAGTTTAACTAGTCCTGATAATACAAGTCAATATAGTGGTTATAGAATACAATTTACATACACAGTATCTAATATTTTACCAACCGAAACATATAATGTAAAATTATATATAAATGGTACTTACACAGGTACTCAATATTTTCATAGTGCAAATGTAAGTGGTCAATCCCGTACTTATGATGATAATGGGTATTTATATTTGCTACCAGGTGAAATAAATACAATAAAATTAGTTGTAGATGTTGTAGAAAATACAAAAGAAGTATTTGATACAGAAACCGTTTTAGTTTGGCCATTAAATTTAAGAATAATAGATGTTCAACAAACATCTTCATTTAGTTATTCTGGTGCAGCTGGAAATTACAGATATGATACAGGTTCAGTAATATTTAGAGCAATTGTAGGTGGAGGTCAAACTCCATATTCATACAATTGGACAGGTAGTGGATACACATCTAATTCTTCCATGACTTTTAATAATGCAACAACCACTACGGATGTTCCAATTACATTAACGGTTAAAGATTCGTATTCTACACCCGATACTGCAACTGTAGGTACATCAAACGGTCAGCCAACTATGAGAAGACCAATTACGGTTACTTATAGTTTAAATACTACACCAGAACCATATGTTGATTATACAATAACTGGAACTGTAAATTATAATGTAGAAAGTTTAGGATTAAATTATCTTTGGACACCTGGTAGTGGAGTGAATATAATTTACCCAACAACATCTACATCATTATCTCCGCATGTTTATTATTCATCCGTAGGAAGTGCAATAACATCAAATTTAAGATTGTATTCGGTATATAATAATACAATTAATTATTTGACATCAGTAACTGCAACTCCTGCAATGGTTGCACCTACATTTACATCTACAACATATGCACCGAGCACTCAATTATTTTCAATAGTTTTAAATGTTTCTGCATTAGGAACTCCATATAATACAACTACATTAAAATATGATATAGAATATCGTTTAAAAGATAGTGGTGGTTCATATGGTAGTTGGACATCTATTACATCAAATTCAACCTCAACATCTACAAGTGTTTCAATTGCAGGTAAAACATCAACTGCACAAGTTGTACAAGCAAGAGTTAGAGCAAGAAGAAGTGATGGTAGTACCGAATTTAATTCATCATACACAGAATCATCGGAAGTAACTATACCTGTTAAAGGTTTAATTACAATATCAAATCAAACAGATTTATTAACTGGTGGAAATAGAACATTTGATGGTAGTGTAACTTTGGGTGGTGTTCCAGATACTGCATTTACTGTTACATCCGTAACTGCCGTAACAACCGGTGGTACTGTTAGTGCAAGTGGAGCAAAACCATCATCAAACATATTAAGAATAACAGTTAATAATCCACTTACAAATGTAAATGATGGAACTGCAAGTCACGTTGCAACATTAGTAGATGGAAACGGATATACCATTACTGCATCATTTACAACTCAATATAAAATTAATTATACTGCAATTGTATTAACTGCAACTTGGACAAACGCAAGAGCATATACATCGGCTGAAATTACATTTTCAAATTCAATACCATCTGGATTTTCATCAACATCATTTCAAAGAAAAGTTGGTAGTGGTGGAACATATTCAAATGAAAATAGTGGAGTTTACACAACATCATTAACTTATACTGCACCTACATCAAATCAAACTTGGTATTACCAATTAAAAGCAAGTGGTGGTACATATACTACATCTGATTATTATGAAACAACCGTAACTATGTACGGATACCCTGGACAAAGTTATGGGTATTCACCGTCGGCAAGTCCAAGTAGTGGTAAATTATCGGAAGTTGGAGCAGTTACATTTACCGTATCAAGAAGTAGTGGAAACTTTGCAGGAATATCTGCAACATTACTTGCATATTATCCAAGTACCAATTTATCGGATACTAAAACTTTGGCAGAAGCATCTATATCAGATGCCGCATCTAGTTTTTCATTTGCAACAGTTAGTTTATATGAAAGTTCAAATTGTGGTTCATCTACTGGTACTGCATATGGTATTATAACTTTAAGATATGATATAGATGTAACAAGATATTATACTCATACATTATCGAATACAAACGTAAGTGTTACAAGAGAATTGAGTACCATTTCCGTATCAAATAATAGTGGATTTGTTAGTGGTTATGGTATTAGAGGAAATAATTTTAGTATTGACGCAACATATGTAACATCAGGACCACCATACTCATCGGTATATTTAGGGTATCAAATGGTATATTTAGATGATACTTCTATGGCATCATCCGTTACTGGACAAGGTAATTATTACAACGGTGTTCAATATTTAAGAACAAATACTGCTAGTACTTATTGTAGATATACTGCATCAAGAACAAAAACAATTTCAGGCAGAAGTAGAGGAAACACATATTCAGTAACTTGGTATGGAAATGAATATACAGTTGTAAATACAAATTATGATTATGCTATTCAAGCATCTGGTGGGCAAACCGTAGGTAAAACGGTTGAAATTAGAGGTAGAAGAATTGATACAGTTACGGGAGCACCTGGTATTTATCAAACTCAAAAAGGTAGTACAAATGTAACTGTATATTCAGACCCTACCATTTCGGGTCCAGATGGAGCATTAGATTTAACTTCTGATGGTATAACTAAAACATATTATTATTCAAACGATGGTAGTAATTGGACTTCTTTTACAGGAAATCCAACATTACCATATTCATTAAATACTACCGCATATATTAGAGTTGGGTACTATCATAATGATTGGGGAAATACTGTTTATTCATCAAACGCGTCTGTATATCTTTATGATTGGGATTATAGTTTAACTCTTGCATCTACAAGTAATATTGCAGCGGTTTATTATCCCGATGGAGTTACAGGTCCTTGGGTTAATGGAAACGCATTTTCATTATCTGAAACTGACCCAGGTGCAGGTGCAGGTACTGTTTTAACTGCAAATGCTTCATATCAAAGTTATTTTTATACCGTAAATAGTTTAGATGATAGTAACGATGCATCATTTCCAGGTGCATATATGAATGTTACTAATAGTTTGGGTGGAACAACTTATATTAGTAGAATTTGGTCAAATAGTGTATGGAGAGGGCAACCTGGTTCTTCTGTAACGGCAGTAAAAAATTCATCAAGCTCAACTCCAACAACAGAAGCATTGGGATTAATTGTAGTTGCATTTACTGCACCTGATTATGGAAACGATGGATTAATAACTGTAACTGGACAAAAAGGAAGTTCTGATACTTACGGACAAAAGAAATATTATTTTAGATACAAAACAAATGCAGCAGTAAATGAAATTGCATATTATTCGTTAAGTTCTGATTGTGCTAACTTTACAGTTACTTATAGAACTGGTACAGTTCAAACTGCAAATAAAGTTCAGATACAAACAAGTTCGGATAATAGTACCTGGTCTACTGCACAAGAATGGACAACAGGTGTAGCAAGTAATACAAATTATGCAACAACTGTTACCGGAGTTAGTGCAGGGGCAACTGTTTATTTAAGAGCAAGATTATTAAATGGAGCATCGGTATTAACTACAACTAGTTCAAATTCATATTACAATCCAGGTCCTCCTGCGAATTCTGGATTGAGTGTTTCAATTGGAACTTGTCAAGCAATATTATCGTTTGATGCGGCAGTTTCATATTGGACGATATATTCAACCAACGCTGCGGGTTCTGTTGGTTCGTACTCATTTATAGCAAATGGTTCTGGTGATGTTACATATACATTTGATGGTCCGTATTGGTTTGTAGTAGTTTGGTATAGAGTTAATAGTGGATGTGTTTCTTCTACATCAACATCTGCCGTTTATCGTGTTACTTGTTAAAAATTAATTATATGAATATTCAAAATACAATTTTAACTAGAGATGGTTTAAAAAAAATATCATCTTTAAAAGAAACGGATGATATAAAATTTTTTTATCAACTTGATTTTCCAGATTATGATTATTGGGAAATGAATGGTAATTTACAACACACATTTCCTTCATTATATAAAATGAATGGAATTGATTTTTTTGAAAAAGATATTATTAGAGCAAAAGTAAATGATGGAAACCCACAAGATTATTGGGTTTTTGATTTATTTGAAAAATTTCAAAATGAAAATAAAATATATTTTTTATCATTTGATGATATTCCAACAGAAATTTTAACATTTGAATACGTTGAAATTGAAAATATAAATAAACAACCAAAACATATACACTTTTATTTCGAAGATGCGGGTTATGTATCTTATTCAGAAATCGGTGTATTGGTTAAAGTTAATTCTTATTATCGTGCAAATTAGTTATGAAATTAGGAATATGTGTTCCTTATAAAAATAGAGAAGAACACTTAAATCAGTTTATACCACATTTAAGTAAATTTTTATCAGAACGCAATATAGAACATTCGTTTTATTTTGCACATCAAACTGATGATAAATTGTTTAATAGGGGTGCTATGAAAAATATAGCAGCAATCCATGCATTTAATGATGGGTGTGATTATATTGTTTGGCATGACATTGATATGCTTCCTATGGATGATTTATGTGATTATTCATACCCATCAGACTTACCAAAACATATTGCAGTAAATTTATCAAAATACGATTACTCTCTTGCGTATGAAGAATACTTTGGTGGAGCTGTATTGTTTACAAAAGAACAGGTTTATAAAATAAATGGATACTCAAACGAATATTGGGATTGGGGTATGGAAGATGATGACCTATTTTGGAGATGTCATTTTGAAAATTTAAATAAATCCAAACAATATAAAACTTTAAAAGATAAATCGATAGGAATATTTAACGGAAATGATTCATCTATTACATTTACATCAGATGAATTAATACAAACTATAAATGGTAGTTATACCATATCAATTACGGTATTACCAGAACAACAGTTTAACAAAGCGGAAGCACTATTAATTGGTTCTAATAATAAACAGTTTGTAAATTATCCAATTTTTGTTAAAAACGATAGATTTGAAGATATGATTGCATTTTCAAATACAAGGTCTATATTATTTGTTTTAAATAGTAGTGATATATCAAAAGGTCAATATTCAAATTCAATACCTTATTTTGAAAATAATTGGTGTAATATTGTAGTAACAGTTGATGTTGAAAATAGCAAAATACAATTTTATTTAAATGGAGAATTGATTGGAACACGATTTGATAAATCCAATAAAGATTACATTCATATTAATAGAGGAATTAAAAATCACACAAATGAGTTACCATTTTCGTTAGGTACAAATATAGGACAAATACCAGAAAGTTCCAAATATTTTAAAGGAAAAATTGCAGATTTAAAAATATTTAACAAAAGTTTATCACCGAATCAAATTGATAATAATTTGTTTTCATCTGAAAATTTAATTTGTAATTACGATTTTACTAATACTAAAGCAGATAAAATTTATGATAATATTTCAAATTTAGAAGGAAAAATTAACAACGTTTTAATATCAAAAGAAGATATATATATTAAAGAGGTTGGATTACCAAATCGTTCAAACGGAACATTTTTATGCTTACCACATATGAATGAGGGGTTTAATGGAAAAGGTTGGGCAAAGGGTGAAACTACCGCAAAAAACGAAAAAAGATTTGTTACAGAAATGCAACAAAATTTGATTGATTATAAATCGGATGGTATATTACAAACTAAATATACTGTAAAATCAATTGATAAATTAGAAAATGGTTATATGATTAATGTTGAACTATGATAGTATTCATAACAACTGGTTACGGAAAAAATATAGTAGGAGGTTCGGATATATGGTGTAACAACTTTGTAGAGAATGTTTTGCCATTGGTTACAGAAGATTATAAAATTGTAGTCGATGGAAGACCTTTGTTACCAGAAGATGGTGCAATTTATACTTTCCAAAACGATGATGAGATAGAGAGGATATTGGATGAGTGTGATAAGATTGTATTCTTACATCATTCCTACAAACCAAATCCTATAATCAAAAAGTATCTACACAAAACTCATACAACGTTTGTTCATGCTTTTATTCCTGATATGTTGGGATTAAATGATGAGTATGAAAACCTAATGACAAGGTTAGATTGGCATTGGCAAAAGGATATTTTGGATAATTCTAAAAATATCGTTTGGATAGGTTATGAGAAAGATACGATACATACTTACTTTCCAAATACGATTACTATTCCAAATTACTACGAATGGAAACACAATAAACCATACGAAGATATTCAGAGTAATAAAATTGGATATGCTGCAAGATGTGAAACACGAAAAAACGCACACTATTTAGATTCAATACCTGCTTTTATATTTTCAAACAAATATGATTATAAACGAATGTTGGAGGGTAGTAAGATAAACGCAGATGTTCATACTTTTATAGAGTTTGATTATCGTTTTCATCATAAATTCTTTGAAAAACAATTTAAAATATTTCACGGATGTTATACCAAAGAACCATTTGGTTACGCAATCTTTGATGCAATTGACAACGGAAAACTGCCGATAATACATTCGGACTGGATGCGAGATATAAAATACAGATATAGAGCAATGAATAAAAAACAATTTCATTATCAGTATTTAAGAATAATAGAAGATGGATATGAAAAGAATTTAAAACAATTCAATAGATTAAAAAAAGGATTAGAAATTTATACTGATAAAAATAAATGGATAGAAAAAGTTGTTAAATTGAATTTTTTTTCGTATATTTGATGTACTTTTAATTACCAAGCTAAAAAACTGACAATGCTACAAGATTTAAGTTACTTAAAAAATTACTTAACAAATAATTTAGAATTTAATGAGTATCAGGAACAAGAAGAAGTTCCAATACCATACAGATGGTCACATGGTGCAACTGACTTGCATTTAGGTGATGGTTTAATAATTTATTCTCTCATTCAGTATATGAGAGCAAAAGTTTGTGTTTGTTTAGGTTCGGGAGGGGGTTTTGTGCCCAGACTAATGACACAAGCTAGATATGATTTATACAAACAAAATATATTTGAGGGAAATTCTGACTTAAATTGGGGGGATATTGGAGTTACTTATGTAGTTGATGCTATGAATGGTATCGGTGGTAAAGTGGATTGGTTTAAGGAAGAATCGTTTTTTAGAAGAACATTCCATCCTCGTATTTTAGGAACTACCACAGAACAGGCATTTCATAATCACTTTGTATTAAATGATGTTAAAATTGATTACTTACATATAGATGCAGGACATAGTTATGAAAA